GGCAAGGTCGCGACCGAGTGGCTGCTCCTCTGGTACGGCACAAGCAATGTGCGCGGCGAGGTGTTCGATTTCAAAACCTCTCTCTACCTCCAGTCGATTGCAATCGACCGGGACGGTGATCAAGGTGTTCTGCTCACGACCTCGGAAGACGGTTTATGGCCGATGCTCCAGACGATCCCCGCGCACCGCATCGGGCAGCGCGACAGTGCTCAAACCGTGGTTCAGGACGGGTATTACAAGGGGCTGAGGATCTCGCACGGCGTCATCACAAACCCGGTCGGGCGGGCGGTTGCATACCGGGTGCTTGCCGATGAGGAGGGCGCAGACCGGGACATCTCCGCACGGGATCTCATCCTGACCTTTGACCCGGAGTGGGCCGATCAGCTCCGCGGCCTTCCTCTATTCTCGCACGCGTTGAATGACCTTCGGGACGCCGACCAGTCGCAGTATTGGGAGCAGCTCAACCAGATGGCAAGCTCCAGCAGGACACTCATCGAAACGAATGAGGCCGGGACTGCGGATGTGAATGACCCGGGACTGATGCTGAGTGGGCAGATCGGCTCCGATGGCATCACCAACGAAGGGCTGGCAATCGAGCGCCTCGAGGGTGGCACGGTCACATATTTCAAGGCAGGGACGGGTAGCAAGTTGGAGCAGTTTGTGAACATGCGCCCAGGTGCGGACTGGGACCAGTTCCAAGACCGGCTCGCGCGCAAAGCGCTGCTCGGTGTCGGCTGGCCGTACAGCCTCTGCTGGAAACCAGACGGGCAGAATGGAACGCAGGAACGCGCGGAGATCGAGAAGGCGCGGACCACCATCCTCGACCGTCAGGAGTTGCTGCGCCCGGTGGCTCAACGCGTGATCGGCTACGCGGTTTCAAAGGCGATCAAATCGGGAATCCTCCCAGAGTACCGAGGCACGGACGAGGGCGGATTCCTCAAGTGGGATTTCACCTTGCCTCCCAAGTTCTCGATCGACCTCGGGCGGGATTCCGCGGCCCGCCGGGAGGATTACAAACTCGGTTTCAAAAATCTGGCCGAGGTAATCGCTGAGCAGGGACAGGTGCTCGATCAGCACATGGATGCCCGCGAGCGTGAGACGGTCGACGTCATCAACCGAGCAAAGCGGATCTCGGACTCGACCGGGATCGACTTCGGCACCGCACTCTCGATGCTCCAGCAGCGCACCGCAAGCGGTCAGATCGGCGGCGGGATGTCTGGAGCTCCGGTGCAGGCGGGTTGACACGAAAAAAGAATCATGGCCTCCAACTGGTTTGAGTTCAAAGCCTCGGCAGAAGCACCGGAAAGCGATCTGTATTTGTACGGTGAGGTCGGCGGATGGGGAGCAAGCGCCGCGGAATTCATCGACGTGCTGAGCCAGCGCAAAGACCAACGCATCAATCTGCACATCCATTCCCCTGGTGGCTCGGTGTTCGAGGGACACGCGATCTTCAACGCTCTTCGCCTGCATCCCGGCGGGATCACGACTTGGGTCGACGGCATCGCGGCAAGCATGGCCTCGGTAATTGCGATGGCTGGCAATCCGGTGAAGATTGCGAGCAACGGGTTCCTTATGATCCACAACCCGTGGAGCGAGGCGGCAGGCGGATCCGAGGAGATGCGCAAGCAGGCGGACGTGCTCGACAAGCTCAAAGATTCGCTCGTCAAAATCTACGCTGACAAGAGCGGGATGGCCGAGGATGAGATCAGCGCTGCCATGGACGCAGAGACATGGCTCAACGCAGAGGAGGCAGTGGCTTTCGGTCTGGCCGATGAGATTTTCGAGGGGATGAAAGCGGCGGCTAAGATCGACGTTTCCGCCATCTCCGCAAAAGCACCTTCTGGCGTGTTCGAATTCGCCAACCCGTGGCCGGCGCCTGGCTGGATGCGGGACAATTTCCGGCGGGGACTCAACTGGTTCGAGGAAGGATACGGTGGCGACGGCCTCGCTGAATCCACCATCTCTGCCGCTCGCTCGATTGCCGGCGGCGGGCTTGTCTCGCCCGAGAAAGCGCAGGCGATGGCAGCATGGTTCGCACGGCACATGGGAGACTTGGATGGCGTGCCGGAAGATCAAGACCCGCCAACTCCCGGGATGGTCGCACATGCTCTGTGGGGCGGATGGCCAAAGGCCGACTCGGAACGCGCCATGGAATGGGCGGCCGCGAAATACGCAGAACACGAGCAGGAGCTCGAGGAGGAAAACTCTATGGAAACCGCAGAACCCCAAAACGCAATCGAGGAGCAGGTGGTCCTGCCAGACTTCCAAGCTCTCCTCGTCAAATCCTCCGAGGATCTCCTCGAAGCCCAAGCCCGCATCACCAGCCTGACCGATGAGCTAAACGCAGCACAGGCCAACCTCGTCGCTTCCAAGGCCGAGTGCGAAAGCCTCCGTGCGGAGCTCGAAGCTGAGCGCGCAAAGGCCGCCTCGGTTGCCGAGCAGGTCAACGCGAAAGCCACCGCGCTCGTTGCGGCTGCCGGCCATGCACCCGTGGCAATCGCGGCACAGAGCGATGACAAAATTCAGCCTGAGAAAGGCTCCAACATTCTCGAGCGGTTCAATGAGCTGCGAAAGAACACGACGTCAACCGAGTGGCTGGCGTTCCTCAAAGCAAACCGCAACGAGATTCTCGCGGCGGCGAAATCCACCAAGTAACCCAAACAACCCATGTCCAACTCCATCACTGGAATCAACGATGACATCATCTCGCAGGGGGTGCTCGACGGTTTCGTCGCAGCTCTCCTGCCCTTGCAGGCATTCACCGTCAGCTTCAACGCAGATGCGGCGAAGCGTGGCGACAAAATCAGCATCCCGCGGATCTCCGCAGCCGACGCCGCCGTGACGAAGGTCGCTGGCGCCGACTATGTGATTCAGGATCTGGATTCTGACGCGGTCGAGATCACCCTCGGCCAGCCCGTCTATGTGTCCGGTAGCCTCACCGATGTTGAGGTCGCCTCCTCCTCCGTGCTCAACCTCGAGATCTACGGCAAGCAGAAGGGCGCCCAGCTCGGGAAGAAAGTGGTTCAGGACATCATGTCCAACATCACCCTCGCCAACTTCGGCGCTGCCGGGTTCACCGGGGCAGCTTCCGCGTTCGACGTTGATGCGGCCATCGACCTCGCCACCCTGTGCGACACCGCAAACATGCCGGAAGACATGCGCGGTTTGGTGCTGAAGGAAACCTACTACAGCAATTTGCTGAAGGACCAGAGCGTCACCGTGCTTCAGGCTTACGGCTCCACCGGGCCTTTGCAGGATGGCAAGATGCCCCGGCTGGCTGGCTTCGATCTGTACAAGAGCACGCTGATTCCCGCGAATGGTGAAAACCTCGTCGGTTTTGCGGTGCATCCCAGCGCGCTCGCGGTGGCCATCCGCTACCTCGCGCCGCAGGAAGGTAACGGCTACATCCGCGCCGAAGCGCTGACCGATGCCGCAACCGGGATCACCATCGGCGTTCGCGAGTGGTACGACCAGGACAGCGGCACCAAGAAAAAGGTGTGGGAATGCTGCTACGGCTCGGCCGTTGGCATCGCCGCTGGCATCAAGCGTCTCGTCTCCGCCTAACCATGGCCAACTTCGCAATGGTTCTTGGGGTGAAAGCTGGCGCGCCTAGCCTCATCGGAAAACCCGGTGAGTTGAGCGCAGTCAAAAAGGCATTCACCTCCATTGTTCAGGGCGGCGGTGTTTCTGGATCCTCCTCATTCGATGAGGTGTGGCTGGTCGACACCGTGCAGGGCAGGTTGCGCCGCAAGGCGTTCTGCCACGCTCCCCTGGAGCCAGAGCGCAAGGCCAAGCGGTGACAGGTTAAAACCTCAACCGAGGGGGGCGCTGGGCGACTGGCGCCCCCCTTCTTTGTTTCAAACACATGGGAGAATTTTTCGATCTGATGCGGCAGGGATTTTCCGAGGTCGCGAACGAGTGCGGGAACACGATCACGCGCTCGGGACTATCGGCAAAATGCGTTGTGACGCCATTCACCGAAACCCTGGCGCTTCAAGCCACCGGACTTTTCGGGGACTTCTCTTTAACCATCGAGCTACTCAGGACCGAGCAGGAGCGGCTAGGATTGGTCGTGCGTGGCGCTGCTCAGCTTGATGGTAAATGGGTGCGGATCGTGCAGATCGATGACGACCCGGACGACCCGTGCGTGCGCGTCATGCTGAAAGAGGAGCAGCCCGTTCCGGTGCCGCGATAATGGCAAAGGTTTTTGTCAGATTAGATACGACCGGATTTAAGCAGGTCTGCGATGATCTCGCAAAGATCAGCGGCAAAAGCCTCAAGGAGGTCGTGCGCGTGCAGACCGGGCTTGTGCTGCGGGCCATGATAAAGAAGACACCGGCCGCCAGCAAAAAGAAAATCGATGAAAGGGCGCAGAAAATCTCCAGCCTGCAAATCGGCTACCTCAAAAACCCGGACAACACCTTTTTGGTGAACAGGCTAAAGAAGGCACCGGATAAGCGGTTCTTTCGGCAAAAATCCGATGAGACTGGGAAGATGACGCTTTATGTCGACGACCCATCCCGAAGATGGAACGACAAACGGTGGAACGCGTACCAGGAGGCTAAGGCCCGGTGGACTGCGAAGCTCGCGAATATCGGAGAAAGAATCCTTTCAGCTCGTGGACTTGCAAAAGCCACATGGTTGAAAATCGCTCGGGATCTCAACCTTGAAGACTTGGCAAAAGCTCCGAAGTACGTTCAAAAAGCACGCACCAGAGGAAAGCGCCAGTACGACAACGGGGACGGGAAACAGAAGGAAAGCGGGGACAACTTTTTCACCCTTCTGGTCAACAAGTACCGCTGGTTCGGGATGATAAAGTTCAAGAAAAAGTTCCAAGCGGTTCTGAATGATAGGAGGCAGGCTTTCATGATCGAGATGGAGCACGGGCTTTTCGATGACATCAAAATGAGAGCGAAGCGATACCCTGGGCTTTTCGCAAAGCCACCGACAAAGCGTAAAAAGAAAGTTGCCGACCCACCCGAAGCATGAGCGCACCCGATTTAGCCACACTGTACCGCGTCGAGGATGCGGTAGAAACCGCTTGGAAAACCGTGCTGGAAGCCGACGGCCTGACGGTCTTCAAAAGCATTTCCGAGGATGTTCTGACCGTTCCCCGGGTGGACGTCGAGTGCGCGCTCGGCGCACCAACCGGACACCGTTTCGAGGTCACACCTGGGCAGTGGACGATGGACGCATGGCAAGCAACCATCCGTTGCAACATCAAAACCAAGCGGTTTGACGCTCAGCCTGCGCTCCATCAAGAGTGGATCTCAAAGGTGCGGCTGGCAGGTCAGTATTTCACCGACCGCTTTTCCGAGGCCACACTCCCTTTCCACACGCTGACCATGATTCAAGAGAGCGGCACGGATCGGGGTGTGGACGACACTGACGACACGGATTTTTCCACCATCCAGTGGGATGCGATTGTGTGCATCCGCTCTAATGCGTGGCCGAGTTGACACGACCTTTTGAGTTATGCCCGACCCAGCAGGAACCACAAATGACGGTGGCCTCGTATTTGGCTCACAGGTTGTCACCATCGACACTGTTGCCTACGTTGCCGAAAACATCAGCATCGACGCCCCATCGACCATCATCGAACAAAAGGATGAGTACGGAGTGCCTTCCGGTCAGGTTATCGTCGAGGGCTTTGTGACCGGGACCGCCACCCTCCAGCTCGCGAGCAGCGCCACGGTGCTCCCCTCGATCGGTGACGCCTTCCAGATCACGACCATCGGCGGCACGGCCGTTTATTTCCTGATTTCTCAGGTCGGCCAGAGCTTCTCGCAGGACGCCGAAACCAAGGTCAACGTCTCCTTTAGGAAGCGCATCAACACCCCGGCACCCTAATCAGGGCGGGAGGTAAGAATGAACCTCCACGACATACCGGGATACAAGGAAGCGGTTGAGGCAGAGCAGGCCGCCAGATCATCCGTGCTGCTGGGCATCGGCACGCAGATCTGCGGCGTGGAGGTTAGGCCTTTCACGGTGCAGGACTTGATCCATTTGCAAGCGATCAAAAGCCCGTTTGTCTCGGGTGGCTTTATTTCCCG